GATTGCCCGCGAAGCGCGGCTCAACTTCGCGCCGCTGAACTCGGTCAGGCTGTGCCAGCCACCGCATCAGCCTCGCGATGTTCAAGCACCACGTGGATACCTGCGTCAGCGACGGCCTCTCGCGCGGCGAGACCGAGCCGAGCGACGGGCACGCGCACCGCCTGATGGCGGTCTCGGCGGCCCTGGTCGGCGAGGTCATCCAGATCCCGGCCGCCGCGGAGCCGGGCGCCCAGAAGGGCGTCTCGCCCCCGAGCCCCGCCGACTACGGGGTGGCGGAGGAGGGCGCGGCCTGGAGCGCCCCGACGCTTGAGGACTTCACCCGCAAGCAGTGGGAGAACCTCGACGAGGCGGACCGCCGCCGGGTCGCGCGGCACTTCGCGTGGAGCCGGACGATGCCGCCCGAGTTGTTCGGCGACCTGAAGCTCCCGCACCACCGCGCCGGCGACGGGGACGTCGTGTGGTCGGCGTGCCGCGCCGCGATGGGCGCCCTGATGGGGGCGCGCGGCGGGGTCGAGATCCCGGAGGAGGACCGCCCGCGGGTCTACCGGCACCTCGCGGCTCACTACCGGGAGTTCGACAGGGAGCCGCCCGAGATGCGCGCCTACGCGCCCGAGGAGCTGGCGGCGCTGTGGCCTGCGCCCAGGACCGCGAAGGTCGGGGCGATTGGCGAGGTGGAGCTGGACTGGCTGCTGAGCGACGCCGAGCGGGAGTTCGATCTCGAGGCGCTGCTGGTGGGCGGCGCGGCGGACGCCGAGCTGACGACCGAGGAGATCGCGCAGGCGCTCCGGGAGGCGCTTCCGGCGCTCGTCGAGCGGGCGGTCGGCGGGGCGATCAGCAGGGCGCGCGGCAGGCTGGACTAGAGAGACCAAAGAGAGAAGGCGGAGGAGCCCGAACATGACCAAGGAGCAGAAGGACCTACTGGTCGCGACCATCAAGGACATTTGCGGCCCGATCGTCGCGGAGACCGTCGAGGCGGCGGTCAAGCTGCAGGTGGACCCGATCCGCGCGCAGCAGACCGACCTCGTGAGCCGCCTCGCGGGGGCCGGGCAGCGGGAGCCGGCGCGCGAGCGGCCGTTCGAGGAAAAGGGCCTGGACTTCGCCACCTGCGTGCGCGCCACCGCGGCCTCCAAGATGCGGGGCGCGGGCGTGGACGGCGCGATCGGGATCCTCAAGATGTGGGGCCGCCCCGACCTCGCCGAGAAGTGGAGCGAGGCCCGCGAGAAGGCGCTCGCGGCGGGTGACGCCACGGCGGGTGGTTTCCTGGTGCCGACGCAGTTCAGCCAGGAGGTCATCGAGTTCCTGCGGGCGCGCGCCGTCATCCGGCGGCTGAACGCCCGGACGATCCCGCTCCCGACCGGCACGCTCAAGATCCCGAAGCTGAGCGGCGGGGCGACGGCCTACTACGTCGGGGAGAACACGAACGCCACGAAGAGCGAGCCCAGCACGGGCCAGCTCACGCTGACGTTCAAGAAGCTGGTCACGCTGGTCCCGATGTCGAACGACCTGCTCCGGTACTCGAGCCCCGGCGCCGACGCGATGGTGCGGGACGACGTCGTGAACGCCATGCGGGTCCGCGAGGACGCGGCCTTCATCCGGGACGACGGCACACAGTCGACGCCGCGCGGCCTCCGGTACTGGGCGCACGCCGACAACATCTTGTCGGCGAACGGCACCGCGTCGGTGGCGAACACGTTCTCGGACATCGGGAACCTGATCCTCAAGCTCCTGGAGGCCAACATCCCGATGATCGCGCCCGGCTGGGTCTGGGCGCCGCGCACCGAGATGTACCTCCGGACGCTCCAGAACACCAACGGCTTCTCGGTCTTCCGCGACGAGATGGCGACGGGCCGGTTCTTCGGCTTCCCGTTCGCCGCGACGACCGGCGTCCCGGTCAACGTCGGGACCAGCAGCAACAAGTCCGAGATCTACCTGGTGGACTTCGCCCAGGTGGTGATCGGGGAGGCCATGAACCTGATCGTGGACGCCTCGCAGGAGGCGGCCTACCACGACGGCTCGAGCGTCATCGCCGCGTACTCGCAGGACCAGACGGTCGTGCGGGCGATCGCGGAGCACGACCTCGGGCTGCGGCACGACAAGGCGGTCGCGGTCCTGACGCAGGTCGCGTGGCAGCCGGGCAGCGTGTAAGAGACCTGAGCTGAGATGAGCGAGCGAAACGCCCGGGGCGGGGACGCCCCGGGCACGAACACGGAGCGGAGGGGGAGCAGATGATCACTCGAGACGTCAGCCAGCTCATGGTCGTGCCGGCCCTGGCGCACAACGTCAGGTTCAACAGCTGCACGGTGACGGGCTTCACGTGCTACACGGACGGCGCCACCAGCGCGATCGGGAGCTCGGAGTTCTTCCCTGGCTTCGTGATCGACCGCCTGGGGCTGCCGAAGCAGTTCAACTCCCTGTTGGTAGCGCCCGTCATCTACGGGCACCACGGCAGCACGGGCGCGGGCGCGGGCGACATCCTGGTCGGCACCCTGAGCGCGGGCATCATGCACGCCAGCGCGTCGGGCGGGACGTTCGCCGCCTACTCGACCGGCGATTGGCTGGTCGGTCAGGGGCTGTGGCGCCAGACCACCGCCACCAGCACGGCCAACACCATGCACTCGGTCATCCAGCAAGATGTGGGTCTCACGACCGAGATCGGGCTCGGGGGCCTGACCAGCACCACGACCTCGACGGCCTCGGGCCAGAGCGCGGTCGCGGGCACCAGCTCGACGGGCATCGTCCTGTACGCGGGCCCCGGGCCGGTCTTCGACCTCACGGGTGCCAAGCGGTTCATCAAGGTCGCGATCCGCACGCAGTTCGAGACCACGGGGTGCGCTGGCGGCGGCTTCCACATGTCGGCGGCCGCGATCTTCGGCGAGCCCGGCGAGGCGCAGCCCGGCCTGCCGAGCAAGCGCATCCTGGTCACGACCGGCTGCGCGACGTAGCATGTCCGACTCAGTGAGGGCGAGCGGGTTCCCGAGAGGGGGCCCGCTCGTCGGCATATCGAAGCCGCCAGGCCCGAGGGCGGCGTGACGGAGGTCGTCCTCCTGCGGCGCCTGACGGACCCGCAGTCCGGGGCCCTCTGGCACCCGGGCGAGACGGCGTCGTTCGAGGACTGGATGGCGCGGGCACTCGTCGAGCGCGGGGTGGCGAAGATGCCGCCCCTCGTCGAGGGGCCACCCGCCCACAAGATGGTGGCGCGTGCGCCGGCCAAGAAGGACCGGCGCGGGCAGTGAACCCAGGAGACATCGAGGAGGCTCCGACCGTATGTCTTCCCACAAGACCTTCGCAGAGCAGGCGCCAGGTGCGACTGGCGTAGACCCGAACCATCCCGCCGAGACCGGGTACAGGGTCTCGGTCGTCGACGGCCCGAACGGGGTCGTCAAGGCCCCGGATCCAGCACGCAAGAAGATCGCGGTCTGCGGGTTCGCCGCGAGTTCGCGGAACCTCGCCCCGTTCGACGACCCCGAGTGGGAGGTCTGGGGCCTCAACCAGCTCTACCGCCACATCCCGCGCGCCACGCGATGGTTCGACATCCACGCGAACTGGCGCGAGGACAACGTCCCCGGGACCGACCACCCGGCGTGGCTCCAGCAGTGCGGCATCCCGGTCTACATGTCGGGGCACGAGCCCTCGGTCCCGACCAGCGTCTGTTACCCGCTCGCGCGCGTGATCGAGCGCGTGGCGGGGGTCGACTACTTCACCTCCACGGTCGCCTTCATGGTGGCGGCCGCGATCTACGAGTTCGACCGGCAGGTCGACGCCGAGGTCGAGGAGTTGGGGCGCCGCGCGGCGGGCGAGCCCGGGACCCCGATCCCGGAACCGGGGGCGGAAGGGCGTGTTGTGCTGGGAGTCGTCGACGACACCTTCCCGCATAACGGGCGCGGTGGGGTCGATACGGACGCGGCTCGTCGGATCCTCCTGGACCCCGCGGCGCTTCGCCGTTGGCTGGCGGGCCGCTACGGGGTGCGAGAGCTCGGGATTTTCGGGATCGACCTCATCGTGGGGACCGAGTACGACTGGCAGAAGTCGTGCGTCGAGTACCTGTTGGGCGTCGCGCACGCGCGCGGCATCACGGTCAGGCTCCCGGAGCAGTGCGCGCTCCTGAAGCAGCGCTGGCGCTACGGGTACGAGACGGAGCCGAACGGCGGGCTCCTGCGGATGACGGAGCTCCGGAAGCGGGCCGAGGCCCTCACGACGCGGCGCAACGCCCTGATCGCCGAGCTCCAGACGATCGACGGGGCGCTCCAGGAATCGTCATATTGGCAACAGGTCATGGACCTGCGGTCAAAAGGCGGGACGGTGCGCCTAAATGAGGACACGTGATCAGCGCCCGCATTTCGGGGCATCAGAGCGCAGCGTACAGTTGCCCGCATTTCGGGGCGGAGGGGCACGATGGCTAGCAGCGCGGGGCCGCGGACGTTCAGGGTCGTGATCGAGCTTGAGGCCCCGACCGACACGCTGGCGGTCGAGGCCGCGGGCGCGACGGTCGAGTACGGGCGGGCCCACGGGATCCTGGTGGTGGGGGCGCGGGTCGAGCAGTCGGGCGGTGGACCACCGCTCGAAGTGCGGGGCGCCCCGCTCCTGGAGCCCGGGGCCCGGCGCAGGGGAGAGTAGGCGATGCCTGAGTCGATGGGGTACTCGACGGCCCACTACATGGCGACGTGCGGGGACGCTCCGGCCTCGTACCTGAGCTTCGGCTTCATGTCGGCCGGGGTTCGGCTCTACAACTCGTGCGGCCCGCGCCTGTTCTACGATCTCCAGGGGTGCGCCGCCACCACGAAGTGCGCGTTCCTGGCGTGCGCGGCCGTCGAGGTGTTCGTCGGCCTTAACGCCTGGGGCGTCAGTCTGAAGACCACGTCGACCGCCGACGCGGCGGCGCAGCCGCTCGTCGGGGTCTCGGCCTGGGCGTCGGCGTAGGGGGAGAGCGATGGCGTACGCGGGGTGGTGGAACCACGGAGCGCGGCCGGTCCTGAAGAGCGAGGGGGCGGTCAGCCAGGACGTCGCGGCCTGCGACATCGGGGACGGGGTCGTGTCGAGCGAGAAGGCGACCGCGAACCTCCGGAGCCGCTCGGTCCTGCTGTTCTGCGAGGCCGCGACCTCGACCGAGGCGGCGGGCGTCGCGGCGGCCGGCACGACCGCGATCGTCGCGTGGCGCCCGGGCGTCAACATCAACGTGACGCGCATCGCGCACGTCACGCTCGGGGCCTGGCAGAACGCGACGTGCGACAACCTGACGCTCTACGGGAACGCCGGGACCTGCATCGGGGACATCGGGCTCAAGGCCGCCAGCACCGCGATCGCGCGGGGCGTCCGGACGGCGGGGGGCTCGATCACGCAGGCGGCGCTTGCCGCTGGGACCGATGTGCTGGTCAAGCAGAACCTCTCGACCTGCTCGGTGTCGGCGCGCTCGGCCGTGCAGATCGACTATGAGACAAGTAATTAGGGCAGTGCGACTTCGCGCAGGCGAGAGCCTGGGCGGGGCGAGGGCGGCGGCGGTCGGCCTCCGGAGCCGGTCGGCCGTCGCCGTCGGAGCGTTGCTGCTCTTCGCGGGCGCGGGAGGCCTCACGGTATGGGGCGCGACGGCGCCGTGCGTCCCTCCCCGGATGCCGCCCATCGCCGAGTGGCGCGCCCTCGGGGCGCAGTCGGTCGTGCTCGAGGGCGCGGCAGGTCTTCCGCCGACCTTCGGGGTAGCGGTCGACTATCGGGTGGGCCCGCAGCGGGTGCGGGGCGTCTGGGTCGGGCGCGACCTCGTCGTCGTGGATCCGGATGTCGACGACCTGGAACGCCCCGTCTGGCGCGACCGAGGCGCGCTGGGGGCCGACGGGCGGGCGACTGGTCGTGCGCCGACATGCGACTGGGTTGAAGACTCGGGGCGGCGCGCGTGATCAGCCTCGAGCGCCCGCGCCTGACGTTCGCGGTCCACGAGGACGGGTCGCTCGAGGCGACGTCCCCGTGGTTCCCCGCCATCCTGATCCACCGGGACGTGGTGGCGACGGCAGACGGCCGGCGCCTCGCGCTGCGGGGCGACGACCTCGAGATCCGGTGCACGAACGGCGGCGCCCTGTACCAGCTCGGACCGGCAGATCGGCACGGGTTCCGGCGCGGGCGCCTCCTGAGGAGCTGGTAGGGTGCTGTGGGTGTGCGCGACCGCCAGCAGTACGGACGGCGCGAGCCGCACGTGCGAGCTCCGGGACGCGCTCGGGACGACCGCGACCTCTGACGACGAGCGGCACCGCGTACTGCTGTTGCGCGCCACCGCGTGGGCCGAGGGCGAGCTGGGCCGCCCGCTGCTCGCGCAGGTCTACAGCGAGTCAGTGGCGGCGTACGGGGGCCGGCGCTTGGCGCTCTCGCGCTACCCGCTCCGGGCCGTGCTCCGGATGTTCGACAGCACCGCGACGTGCGACGCCACGGAGTTCACCAGCACGGACTACGTGGTCGAGGACGCGGAGGCCGGCCTGCTGGCGCGCGACGCCGGCTGGTCGTGGACCAACCGCGGGGCGGCGGCCGAGACGTGCTTCAGCCTGGGGCTGACGCGCTCGTACCTGCCGGGCCGCGAGGAGCGCCCGTGGCTGGTCGAGTACGTGGCGGGGTACGTGTTCCCGGAGGCCGCCACCTGCTCGGAGGTCTGGACCACGGCCGGGGGCACCACCTCGACGGCGCGCTCGCTCCCGCACGACCTCGAGCAGGCGGTGCTCCTGAAGGCCCAGCGGTGGCTCGGGGGCGGGCAGGACGTCGTGTCGCGGAGGGTCGGGGACCTGGGGGTCACGTACGCGGGGCCGGGCGAGCGCGAGGAGGAGCGCCTCCTCGAACGGTACCGGAGCGCGGTGTGACGGGAGGCTAAAATGGACTCGCTGAGGCGGATGGTGGAGCTGGGGGCCCGCGTGCGGGTGCGGCTGCACGTGGAGAAGTTCGACCGCAGCGGGGACGAGCCCCGGCTGGTCGAGGAGACCGTGACGGAGGAGCACTTCGCGCTCGGCCCGGGGCGCCCGGAGGAAAGGGAGAGCTGAGATGCCGATCGTGCAGGCCGCGCGCAACCTGATCAGCCAGATGATCGTCGGGACGCACTCGACGAATGCCTACTACGGCAGCACGGGGGCGGTCCTCTGGGTCTCGACCTCGTGCACCGCGCACGGGCCCACGCAGACGCACCTCCAGGGCCTGACCCTGACGTGCCACAACTCCACCATGGAGTCGGGGTACCCGAGCATCGCGACGAACGTGCTCCAGTTCCGGGGCGTGCTGACCACGGAGCGCGGGAACGTGGACTGGAACGAGATCGGGTTGACGAACGCCACCAGCACGGGCTCCGGCACGATGTTGTTCCGGAGCGTGGCGGACTACGGGACCAAGACCTGCACGCAGACGTGGCAGCTCACGGCGTGCGTGACGATCACGACGTAGGCGCGCGATGGTGGACTACGGGCAGCTCGCAGCGGAACTGACCCAGGACCCCAAAAGTTACGGGTACGGGACGCTCGCCGCGCAGGGAAACGACCAGGGG